TGCGCACGCGCGAGATGCGGACCGAATGGTTGTTCAGCATCCCGCAATTTGGCTCGCAGATGCCGTTGCCCAGCCGCTTCCTCGATCCGATCGGAACGCTGGTCTCGTCGAGCGCGGGGCTGAAATTTCGCCATGTGACCGAGGGAGAAGTTACGCGGCGGCGGATTTACGTGCCCAGCAGCGGGTCTCTCGGCCTCAATGCATTGAGCTCCGGCAGCGGCAGCCCCCTCATCAATGTCAATCTCACCGCGCACGGGCAAACGATCGGTTCCGATTTTACCATTGTCGGTGCGTCGGATTTCAACGGCCTTACCATCAACGGCACCTACAAGGTCGTCACGATCTACGACGCCAGCAATTTAGGCATTTTCAATTTTGACGAGCCGCTCGCAACCGCCACCGGCGCCGGCGGCGGCGCGTCCATGACCTACATGGCGAACGCGCTGGTCTCGGGCTGGCCGAGTTGCTGGGCCATCTGGGATGAAATTCTTCAATTCGACGGTGCGTTCGATACCGCGGCCCAGTTCCGGCTGGCGTATTTTCGCAGCCCCGCGCTGCTCTCCGCCAGCAATCCGTCGAACTTCCTCACCACGCGCTACCCGCGATTGATCCGGCAGGCAACGCAAGCCGCGGCCGCGGACTTCATGAAGGACGACACCGAGTACCAGAAGGGCGTCACCGCTCTCGGAAACCTCATCCAGTCGATCGCGATCGAGCAAGACCTGCTTTACCGCGGCGCCGACATCGAAATGGACATCCCGTAATGGTCGATACCACCACACCGCTGCTCGGGATGCTCCTGATGGGGACGGGCGGAGACAACAATGCCTGGGGCCAGAACCTCAACGATCAGGTCATCAGCCGGCTCGACAATATCATCGCCGGCGTGCGTCAGGTCACCGTCAACGCCAACCCCTATACACTATCGGCGACCGACCTCGGCTACAACACGATGAGCCTCAACGGCGCCATTACAGCCGATCAGGTCATCATCGTCCCCGAATTGCAGCGCCGCTTCTCGATAATCAACAACCTCACCGGCGCGTTTTTCTGCATCCTGCAAACGACGGCGGCCGGGAACAAGATCAATCTACCGTCCGGGAAATTCACCGGCGTTGTCGTGCCTGCCAATACCTTCGTGGCCCGCGAGGACGGGCATCAGGTTGGCGAACTGTTCTATCATGCGTCACCCACCGCCCCGCCAGGCGCGCTCGCGTGCGATGGCACGGCGTTCAAGCGCGTCAGTGCTGTTGATCTGTTCTCCAAGATCACCACAATCTGGGGCAACAACGACGGCACCGACTTCAAGGTTCCGAACGGCCAGGACACCAACCGATACCTGCGATCAAGCAGCGGCGGGCTTGCTGTCGGTGTCTCTCAGGCCAACCAGAACAAGACGCACACACATACCGGCGCCGGCACCACCAGCGTCGTTAGCAACGACCACACCCACACCGGCTCTGGCACCACCAGCGCCATGAGCGCGAACGCCAGCCACGCGCATGGCGTCAGCGGAGGCGTGCTTGGAGGCACTGGCAGCCCTAATGGATCGGGAGGCGGTGCATTCATAACCGTGCTGGGCTCAGCGGCGATCACCATCAACGCCACCAACACCGACCACACCCACACCTACGCCTTCACGACCTCCGGCATCAGCGCCAACCACACCCACACCTATTCCTTCACCACATCAACCGGGTCCGCCGACGGCACCGAGGCCCGCCCCGAAAGCCTCGTCGGGCTTCTGTGTATCCGGTACTGATCTCTTGTCCGCGCTGACGCCGCTGCCGATCGCGCCCCCGCCGGGCGTCGCACTTACTGAAAGTCAGCGCGTCAACGAAGGCCGATGGATTGCCGCGATCAACGTCCGCTTCGTCAAGGGACGGCCGCAGAAGCTCGGCGGCAACGTCCGGGCGGTAGTGACCCCGACATCAGGCACCCCTCGCGCGCTTCATGCATGGCGCGACAACGTGCAGAATAACTATCTGGCGGCCGGCACCTATCGCAAACTCTACGTCTACGACTCCAGTTGGCTCCAGAACGACGTTACCCCGATCCGCGCCACCGGGACGCTCGCGGCCAATCCGCTCGCCGTCGTCATCGGGTCACCCATCGTCACGGTCACCCAGACGCTCCATGGCGCCAATGTCGGCGACACCATTATTCTAGCCGGCGCCACCGCGCTCGGCGGCATCACGCCGAACGGGACGTTCCTCGTGGCCAGCGTCATCGACGCCAGCCACTACACGTTCAATTTCACGTCCAATGCGACTTCGACCAACGCTGCGGGAGGCGGCGCGGCCGTCACCTTTCAATATGAAATCCCGGTCGGCGTCGAACTCGGCGTGTTCGGCCTGGGCTGGGGCGTCGGCGGCTTCGGCCTTGGGACATACGGCACCGCGCACACCGCCTCGACCATCTTCATCGAGCCTCGCGTTTGGTCGCTGGATCATTTCGGCAAGCTGCTGATCGCCTCCTATAACGGCGGATCGATCTATCTATTCGACCCGACTGCGGCGCAGCCATGGGGCAGGGCGGTCATCATCTCGGCCGACGCCGGGCTTCCGGCCAATTGCCGTTTCGTTCTGGTGACACCGGAGCGGTTCGTCTTCGCGCTGCTCGACAACATGCAGATCGCGTGGTGTACGCAGGGCGACTTCACGGTCTGGACGCCTGCGACCGCCAACACCGCAAACATCCGCACGCTGACCGAAGGCACCAAGCTGGTCGCCGGCCGTGTTCTCTCGGACTTCGTGACGCTGATCTGGACCGATGCCGCGCTCTACCGCTTTCAATATACCGGGTCGTCCTTCGTCTACAATTCGAGCATGGTTGCGAAGGACTGCGGGCTGATCTCGCCTGGCGGCGCAGTCACGGCGGGCGGCGTCGCCTACTGGATGGGGCAGGATACCTTCTGGATGTATAACGGATCGGTCCAGCCGATCCCGAACGTCGAGGACATCCGCAAATACGTCTTCGATGTCCTGAAGATCGACTACGGTTATCAATGCACGGCGGTCTACAGCCCGCAGCACAACGAGATTTGGTTCTTCTACACCGTCCAAGGGCAGACTAATCCGACGCTTGGTGTGATCTACTCGATCGAGAACCAGTGCTGGGCGCCGCTCAACTTCGCCCGCGTCTCGGGCGCGCACTTCACCCAAGGCGACACCCGGCCCTATATGGGCGGGTCGGACGGCTTCATCTACCAGCACGAGAACGGTCTCGACGACAACGGCGCCATCATGCCGTGGAGCATCACGCTCGCGCCCTACGCCTTGAACGAGGGCGGCAGTCACTTCGACGTGCAGTATATCGTCGCCGACTTCTTGGGGCAGATCGGTAACATATCGCTGACGCTCAATACATTTGACCGGCTCAACGACACCGCCCAGGAGGACAGCGAGACCGAAATCGTCACGCCGCTCGATAGCGGCACCATCGATATGCGCGTCTCCGGCCGGTACATCGGCCTCATCGCCTCCTGCGCCTCGCTCGGCAGCTACTTCCGTTGGGGCAAGCCCGTGGCGTGGATACAAGAAAGCGGCAATCGCTCATGAGGCGCGTCAACCTAACCGGGCTCGGGTTCATCACGGACCCGGCCACACGTAGCGCGTTGCAGGCCATCGAACTCGCCTCCGCCGAGGTTGATCTGCTCGACATCGCCAACGCCTTCATCGTTTCAGGCACTTACACCCCAACAAGGACGCTCAATGTCACGACGCCGACGCTCGCGAACGCGGTCGCGTTCCTCGCAACCTTCATCGACGACTGCAAGCGAGGCGGCTCAAACCGCTCCACTTAGCGAGATCAGCATCCGCTACGCATCGACTGACGACGACCTGATCGCCATCCACCGCTTTCTCCTGATCGTCGCGCAGCCGGCGATGCGCTGCCCGGTCAACGCCATCAAAAGCCTCACCGAGATCATTCGCGTCGCCAAGCAAGAGGTCGCGATCATGGTGATGCACGGTGACATCCTCGTGGGGACCATGGGCCTCATCAAACCAGAGTGGTGGTATGGCGACGGTGAATTCCTGACCGACCGCTGGCACTTCGTCCTTCCGGCTTTCACCAATACCCCGACCGCATCTGCCCTGATGGACGAGGCGAAGGCCATCGCGGGCCTCGCCGGCATTGAGTTCATCCACCAGGGCAAAATCCGGCCGCCCAGGAACGGCGTCGCGCGCATGACGCCGCGCGCCTACGAAGGAAGCTAAATCAATGTGCTTCGGAAATACCACTGTCGACACGAAGAACACTTCATCGACCGCGAACCCGGCCGTCGCAGCCAATGCCACGAGCAATATGGGGTTCGTCCAGAACCTTCAAAATAACGGCTTCCAGGGCTACACGGGGCAACAGGTAGCGAACCTTGACCCCGCGCAGCAGAGCACGATCAACGCGGGTCAGAGCATCGCGAACAATGGCACGGGCGCCGCCGCGACCGGGATGATCGACAGCTACGCGGGCGCTCCCGCGCAGAGCGTGGGCACCAACACCATCGCCTCGCAGATGTCGCCGTACATGAACCAGTACGTCATGCAGGCGCTGGCGCCGCAGCTTCAGCAGATGAACATCGCGAACGCGGCCCAGAACGCCAATACCAACGCGCAGGCGACCGGCTCCGGGGCGTTCGGCGACGCGCGCGCCGGTATCCAGGCGTCAAATGACGCCTTCAATCAGAACGTCCAGCGCGAAGGCGTGATCGGCAACGCCTACAATTCGGCGTTCAACACCGCGATCGGCGCTGGCGCGCAAGACGTCTCGAACCAGAACCAGACGCAGGCCACCAATGCCAACCTCGCGGAGACCGCACTCGGCCGATCGCTCGGCGGCGCCAACGCGCTCCAAGGTCTCCAGACCCAGCAGATGGGAACGCAGGGCGCGGCGAACGCTCTCGCCGGTCAGGACACCCAGAACTCGCAGGCCAATCTCACGGCTCAATACAACCAGTGGCTCATGGCGCAGCAGTATCCGTTCCAGACGGCGCAGTTGATGAACCAGACGACGGCCGCAGGCGCGCAGGCGATGCCCGCCTCGACCACGACGACCGATCAGAAGCCGAACAATTCGGGGTACGCGATCGGCGGCGCGCTGCTCGGCGCATTGCTCTAAGGGGACTGAATAAAATGGGACTTCTCGATTGGCTGACCGATCTCGGCAGCACCATGGGCTCGCAGAGCGCGGACCCCGGATCAGCGCCGCCGCAGCCGACTGGTATGGGGCAACCCACATTCCCGCCGGCGCAGCAAACCGGCGCCGATCAACCACCGATGCAGCCGCCACAGATGGCGATGAACTACACCCCGAAGGCCGCCTTCACGCCCAACGCTGGTCCGATGACGGCACAGCCGCCGATCCAATCCTCGCCGCCCGTGATGCAGCCGCCACCGGCGCAAGCGCCGCCGATGGCTCCGCCGCAGGACGCGCAGGCCGCTCCGCCTCCCGGTCCGCCGATGTCTCTGTCTCCGCAGGATGCGAGCGGCATCTACGACAACTACAGGGCCGCAGGCGGCGGACAGCCGGTCGATGGCGCCAACCCCGGCAACGCGCGGGGGATCGTCGGCCGCGCATTCGGCATGAATTCGTCCGACGAAACCTCCCTCAAGAACAAGCTCGGCGCTGGCCTCAAGTCCGTCGGCGAGAACTGGAACAAGCCCGGCCTCGCTGCATTTGCCGGCTCGGCCGGCTCCACGATCGAGGGCGGCACCAAGGGCGAGGAAAAGCGCGTCGATCAGATGCTCAAACTCATCGCCCAAAAGCAGAAGGCTGGCGACGATAGCTCCGCAACGTCGCTCGCCCGCGTCAAGTTGGAAACCGCGCAGATGCACCTTCAGGCCCTCAAGGAGAACAACGGCAAGACCGGAGCGTGGAACAAGCCGCCGCAACAGCTTTATCAGGACGCGATGCGCCTTGCGCAGAACGACCCAAACATCAAGGCCAGCGAGAAAGCCCTCGAACAGACTATTAAGGACGGCAATGCGCCCGCGATAGCCAAGGCGCAGGCCGATCACGCCGCGCTGGTCTCGGCGGTGCAGGACAAGCATCTGACGAGCATGGGCCTCAATCCGCAGTCCGCCGCCGGCATCGCGAAGACGCCGGGCATGTCGCAGGCTAATCCGGTTCCGCAAGCCGCCTTCAACGGCAAGCCGTTCGATCAAGTCGTCAAGCCCAATCAACCCTTCGATCAGTATTTTGTGGACGAGAAGGGTCAGACGCGCGTGTTGAGGGCGACAAAGAAGTCCGAAGCACCTAAGAGTGCGCTCAATGCTCAGGCGTCTATTCCTTCAAGCCCCGCTGACGCCGCGGACGACGAAGAATAATGGCTCTCGCCGATGCCTTCGGGGCAGACGCGCCTTATGATCCCGGTCAGGGCGTAGACGATCTCGCACGACAGACCTTCCCAGGCGACATCTCCGATAGCGGAGTTGCCGATCCCGGCCGGCTGTCCGACGCGCTCATGC